TGTATCAAAAGCCGGTGAGCGTTATCGCCGTGATGTGGCGCTTATTGTTCGCCAGCAGCGGCTGAAATTAAACCTGTCCGGAAGGCTGGTGATAAAGATTATTGCAGAGCCACCGGATAAACGTCGTCGTGACCTGGACAATATCCTGAAAGCACCACTGGATGCGCTGACGCATGCCGGACTTCTCATAGACGACGAGCAGTTTGATGAAATCAATATTGTGCGCGGTCAGCGCGTTCCTGGGGGGCGGCTGGGCGTGAAGATTTACAAAATTGAGAGTGAGTGATCGTAAATATGATATACCCGGAAATTACAGGCAAAAGCGGCGAGCATTTACGTCTAAAAACGCTGGAAGCCGTCTGGATCCAGGGGAAATTACGGATGTGGGGGCGTTGGTCGTATATAGGTGGTGGCAAACCAGGAAATATGTTCAATCAGTTGCTGGCATCCAAAAAACTGACAAAAACCGCAATCAATGAAGCCCTGCGTAGAATCAGGGAGTCAGGGATTGATAAACCAGAGCTGGAAGCATTCTTGCGAGAGATGATCGCTGGCAGACAGAAGAGCTGGTTGTCTCACTGTACTGATGCAGAGGCGTTACGCATTGATGGGGTGATAAGTAAAGCGCTTGCACGTTATCCTGGATTGATTGATATCCTGCGGCAAAGGTACGAAGGGCGGGGGATGAGTAAACGCAAAATGGCTGAATTGTTGAATGAGGTTCACCCTGAGTGGTGCTATGCAACATGCCGCAATCGTATAGATATGTGGCTGAGAATAGCTGAGTTTATTCTGTATCCACTGATGCGAGATGCATTTTCTTTTACTGACGCTTAGAATCTGGAGGGCGTTTGTTGTTGCACGAAGAGGATTTTTGGCTGGTAGTAAGGTTTGTGCAGTTTTAGAAAAAAAGCTTGTATTTTTAGCCATAAACTGTTTCAATCCAGCTACGCTTCGCAAAGCTGTACCGCGAGGCGAATAGCAGACATGGACACCTGAAAGAACCCGCTTTATGCGGGTTTTTTTATGCCTGAAAAACGGCACAGAACATTAAACGCGCTGGTAGTTGTGAATACTGGTCTTTCAGCTTGCTGGCTTTTTCGACAAGAGGTATTGGTATGTCACGTTAACCAGAAAAGGGAAAAAGGCATGCTAAAACAGCAGGATATGACCGAAACCGCCAGAGTGGTGTTTAATGAATTAAGCGTCACCGAACCGGCGACCGTCGGGGAAATTGCGCAGAATACTTACCTTTCACGCGAACGCTGCCAGTTAATACTGACTCAGCTTGTTATGGCGGGTCTGGCAGATTATCAGTTCGGTTGTTACAGACGCCTTCCGCAGTGAAGGCTTTTTAATTTGTGGTAATGGGCGGCTGGTGGGTGTTAGCGGCACCTGCCAGCCATCTGCTCATGCGTTGGGGTCACAAGCAAACCTCAGGCCCATCTGCTTTGCGCAAAAGCGGTATGAGCCTATCAGAGAAGTGCTTATTGATCTATGATTAATACTGTAAAAATATCCAGTTGTGAGTTAATCAACGCTGATTGCCTGGAGTTTATCCAGACCTTACCGGAAAACTCTGTCGATCTGATAGTCACAGACCCGCCATACTTTAAAGTGAAGCCCGAGGGCTGGGATAACCAGTGGGAGGGCGACGATGATTACCTGAAATGGCTGGACCAGTGTCTGGCGCAGTTCTGGCGGGTACTGAAGCCTGCCGGAAGTCTTTACCTGTTCTGTGGTCATCGCCTGGCATCTGACACCGAAATCATGATGCGTGAGCGCTTTAATGTGCTGAACCACATTATCTGGGCGAAGCCGTCCGGACGCTGGAACGGGTGCAATAAGGAAAGTCTGCGGGCGTATTTTCCGGCAACAGAGCGCATTCTGTTTGCAGAACATTATCAGGGACCGTATCGCCCGAAAGATGATGGCTATGTGGCACAGGGGCGCGAGCTAAAACAGCACGTCATGGCCCCGCTGATTTCTTACTTTCGTGATGCGCGTAAATCACTGGGAATAACGTCAAAACAGATAGCGGAAGCCACCGGAAAGAAAAACATGGCTTCGCACTGGTTTGGTACCAGTCAGTGGCAGTTACCGAACGAGGGTGATTACAACAAATTGCAGGCGTTGTTTGCGCGTGTTGCGGCAGAAAAACATCAGCGCGGGGAACTGGAAAAGCCACACCACCAGCTGGTCAGCACATACAGTGAGCTGAACCGGCAGTATACGGAACTGCTGAGTGAATATAAAAATTTGCGGCGGTATTTCGGTGTGACGGCGCAGGTTCCGTACACCGATGTCTGGACGCATAAACCGGTGCAGTACTATCCAGGGAAACATCCGTGCGAAAAACCGGCAGAAATGCTGCAGCAGATAATCAACGCGAGCAGTCGTCCGGGAGACCTGGTTGCAGATTTTTTTATGGGTTCAGGTTCAACGGTAAAAGCGGCGATGGCACTGGGGCGTTGTGCGATTGGTGTTGAGCTGGAGACCGGACGTTTTGAACAGACAGTCAGGGAAGTTCAGGATTTAATCGTTTGAAACGGATGAGATTGCAGAATTAATTACGCACCATTATTATTCTGCTCCCGGCCCTTTAGCTCAGTGGTGAGAGCGAGCGACTCATAATCGCCAGGTCGCTGGTTCAAATCCAGCAAGGGCCACCATCACATACCGCCATTAGCTCATCAGGATAGAGCGCCAGCCTTCGAAGCTGGTTGCGCGGGGTTCGAGTCCTCGATGGCGGTCCATTATCTGTACCCTGCGTTGTTAGCTCAGCCGGACAGAGCAATTGCCTTCTAAGCAATCGGTCACTGGTTCGAATCCAGTACAACGCGCCACGCTTATTTTTCCAGGCTCGCTACGGCGGGTCTTTTTCATATCCGCGTCACGTCAGGCGCACATCAAACAAACACAGAATCTTTCAGGGGGCGGGATAGTCAGTGTGACGTTCTCTGGGGGCCTGTCACTTCCGGGGATAGGTGTTTTTACGGGCTGCTGGTGGCCCTTTTTTATTTACAGGAGAAAGAAGTATGTCTGAACCCTTATCCGGTTCCGGTACGGCTGCGGCGCTCGGCGGGGCGACGGTATTCGGGCTGTTTACCGGAATGGATTTCGGGATTGTGTTTGGCGCGTTCGCCGGGGCGTTATTTGTGGCAACGATGCCACAGTCACTTTCAGTCTGGCGCGTGGTGGCACATTTTCTGGTGTCGTTTATTGTCGGCGTGCTGGGAGCGCGTGTGCTGTCAGCCTGGATTGCATCAAAAACAGGGTATGACGGTACATCAGCAGATGCGCTTTGCGCGGTGCTGGTCTCGGTGGTGTCGGTGAAGATTCTCTCGTTCATCCACCAGCAGGATATTGCATCGCTGGTGTCCGGTGTGTTCTCCCGCCTGCGGGGTGGAGGAGGCGGCAATGTTAAGTAACCTTCCCGGATTGCTGAATGTGGCGTTATGCACGGTTATCGTGCTGACGCTCTTTTTTTATCGTCGCCGTGATTCCAGACATAAACCGCTGGTGTCATGGCTGGCCTGGCTGCTGATGCTGCTGTATGCCTTTGCGCCCCTCAGCTATCTGTGTGGTCGCCCGTTAGCAACGGGCTGGCTGGAAGTGTTTTTTAATCTGCTGTTCTGCGTGCTGGTGATACGCGCACGCGGGAACGTCACAAAAATCTTTCCATTGTTGAGGTGAATATGCCGGGTAAATTCAGATTCAGCCGTCGCAGTGAAAAAAATCTGGAGGGTGTCAAACCTCAGCTGGTTGCTGTAGTTCGCCGTGCGCTGGAGCTGACGGAGGTTGATTTCGGTATTACGGAAGGCCTGCGCAGTAAGTATCGCCAGAAACAGCTGGTTGCGGAAGGGAAAAGCCAGACCATGAACAGCCGCCACCTGACCGGTGATGCGGTGGATGTTGTGGCCTACATCGGCAGCCAGGTGTCATGGGAGTGGCCTCTGTACGAGAAAATCGCACAGGCATTTAAGCAGGCTGCCGCAGAGCTGGGGATCGCTATCGAATGGGGCGGGGACTGGAAAACGCTGAAAGACGGACCTCACTTTCAGCTGAAGCGATAAGTAAAACAAAACCCCGGCTGGGGGAACAGTCCGGGGTTTTTAGTTTTCACGTCAAAGGGGAAATTGTGATTAGTGAGTACGGAGAAAATCCTCGTGGGAAAGTATAAAAGATTCTTTTTGAGGTTGTCCATTATGAAAGGTATTGAAATGGAAACTCCCGCGAGCCTTGATTTGACAAGGGCTGCGGCCTTTGCAATTCGCCTTGTGGCGGTCGCTGTTCTGATTTGGGCTGTGCGTTGGTGGTGATATGGCGCGAAAACACTGGACACACAGAATGCCGCGAACGGCGGTGAAACGGGCACTGGTAGCGATACTGGTGCCTTTTTTATTGGTGGGGTGCGTCAGCCTGGATAAGGCGCGCCAGCTTTTCGATACCGCGTCTCAGGTCTGTGAAATTGTCGACGGTGTTCGGCAGTGTCTGCAGAACTGATCGCCTGTAAGAGCAGAATATTTTGCTGAAAAATGAAGGATGCGCCAGCGTCCGGTAAGCATGAAATTCTGTGTTTGTGGCTACTCAATAAAATAAATTCTTTCTGTCGCCGCGAATACTCAAATGTTGATCAGTGCCCGGTGCGGCGACGGGCTTCGATATCAGGAGACGATGATGGAAAAAACAGAAAACAAACCGATTGTAATTGGTGCTGATGCTGCTCCGTTTAAGTTTGAGTTGTCTCAACTGGTGGAGATGCGTATCAGTGATGAATGGGGTGAGGTTAAAGCCCGCGCGCAGTATGCGGATGGCGAAAACCAGTACTTGATCCACTACAAAGCAGCTGATGGTCGCGCCACGACGGAGTGGTTTGGTGAGTCAATGCTGGAAGCAACAGAAGATGATCGTCATCCGGGTTGTCCGGTATTTGCCGGTATGAAATTACCGGAAGGTGCAGTTGAACTGCAGCCGGGTGAGGTGTTCGTAATGACAGACATCATTGATGGTAAACCGCAGTATTCGCGTATTGAAATGAATAGTAAGAGTGCTCGCCTGATTCGTGAGTAACAGGCATTACAGCAGCCCTTCACTCTAAGGGGTTGCTGTAATGTGAGAAATAAAAAACCGGTCACAGGGAGCAGCTACACAGAAGCGGCCGGCGAAGACCGCCAATACCACCCATGCATTGATGCAACATACTAATGACAATAGCCGCTATTGATGTAAATGCAATGTTATGCATCGACGAAAATAAAAAACCGGCAGGGGAAATCCATTGAAGATTTGCCGGTGGCAAAAGAGGGCCATGTTTTTAACCTTAGTCGCAGAGTTACGGAGTGCAACTACGAATGCTGCCGGTATATGGCTGAATGGCGTTTCAATGATGTACGTCATCTTATCTGTAAATGTTAATGACAAACGCTCTCATTTGTGCGGGTCCTTCCGGTGGGGTGGCCTGCCACGGGGCGGGAGCGTCGCGGAAAAAGGCTAGTTTTTGCATTTCCATGGCGGCGGCAGCATGTTTGGTAATTTATTGATAATTAAAAGTTATTTCTCTTTTCACCTGTACAATATTTTTTTCTCCCTGTCATTAGACCAGTTTGCAATTAATTGAAATATATAAATAAACCTGATTTTCACCTGCCAGATGGAGTTGCTTATGTCAAATGTGAGCGGGATCGGTGATGCTTATTACTGGAGTGTTTTTAAAATCGCCGAGGCCTTTGGGCTTCACCGGGACACAGTAAAAAAACGGCTCCTCGCGGCCAACACTCCTGTGGCTGCGACTGTCAGGGGGAACCCCGTTTACGCCCTGCAGCATGTCGGGCCTGCCCTGTTTAGTGTGAAGCATGAGGCAGCAGACTCTGTTCATGATCCATCCCGTATGGAGCCGAAAGAGAGAAAGGACTGGTACCAGTCTGAAAATGAAAGGATCAAGCTGGAAAAGGAGCAGCGAAAACTCATCCCCGTTGATGAAGTAGTCATCGTCTATTCGTCCATGAGAAAGGCTGTCGTCCAGGTTCTGGAGACAATTCCGGATGTTCTTGAACGCGATTGCGCCCTGACTCCTCAGGCCGTCGGCGTTGTACAGCAGGCCATTGATGACCTGCGATACACTCTTCAGGAAAAATCCTACGAGGCTTGTGCTGCTGAAATAATTCCTGATGAGGAAGGAGAGAGTCTCTAGGAGGAATAATGGGTTTTTCATCAGCCCGAAATTTGGGAAGGGACATATCGGCAGGATTTTCCCCACCACGTCGCATGCCGATTTCGGAGGCTGTTAAAAAATTCATGCGTGTTCCCAAGGGGGCTGGTAACTCGGTGCCATGGGATCCTGAACTGACACCCTACATCATTGAGCCCATGAACTGCCTGGCATCGCGTGAATACGATGCGGTGATTTTTGTTGGTCCTGCGCGAACAGGGAAGACCATTGGTCTGATCGATGGATGGATTGTCTATACCATCGTTTGCGATCCTTCGGACATGCTCGTTGTGCAGATGACCGAAGATAAGGCCCGCGAGCATTCTAAAAAGCGCCTCGACAGAACGTTCAGAAGCAGTGCGGCGGTAAAGAAAAGAATGAGTCCACGTCGTAACGACAATAATGTCCATGATAAGACGTTCAGGGATGGCTCGTTCCTTAAAATTGGTTGGCCCTCGGTCAACATTATGTCGTCGTCGGATTACCGGTTTGTCGCCTTAACCGATTACGACCGTTTTCCGGAGAATATCGACAGCGAGGGTGATGGTTTCTCCCTGGCCTCAAAACGTACCACCACATTTATGTCCGCCGGGATGACTCTGGTGGAGAGCTCGCCGGGACGTGACATCTGCGACAGCAAATGGCGACGTAAGTCGCCTCATGAAGCGCCACCGACGACTGGTATTCTTTCCCTTTACAATCGTGGTGACCGCCGCCGCTGGTACTGGCCATGTCCGCACTGCGGTGAATATTTTCAGCCAGCCATGGATGCCATGACCGGCTACCGTAATGAACCGGATCCCTTTAAAGCCAGGTAAGCGACTCGTCAGAACCGTATTGATATTTACTGAGAGCTCAGATCAACTTTCCAGGGCAACAGATCGCGTACCCGGTTTGCCGGCCAGTCCTGGATATGTTCAATGACGTAACGCAGCCACTTTTCTGGCTCCACATTGTTCAGACGGCATGTGCCGATCAGCGAGTACAACACCGCCGCATGTTCACCACCGCTGTCGGAACCCGCGAACATCCAGTTTTTCCGGCCTACGGCCACTCCCCGTAAGGCGTTCTCTGCGATGTTGTTGTCGATTTCCACCCAGCCATTACTGCAGTA